TCATTGATCTTCCTCTAATTTTTTTATTTGTTCATCCAATATGCTTCGAAAGCGAAATTCTTCAACGCTTTGTAAACCAATATGATATAAAATATGTACATCTTCCGTATTGAATAAATAAAAATGCTGAGTATCAATACTGCCTTCCGGCCAGAGACAAGCCGCATAATCATAGATTTTTCCGGTTGTTTTTTCTCTTTGGATGCGTCCTATGATCATGAGCTTTTTTGTTCCCTGATGTAACGTAACAACCGTTCCGATGGGTAATAACTCTTTCAAACCTTTCCTCCTTTCTAATAACTCACCTTGATTTTAAAGCCTAAACCTGCAATAAAGCCCAACTTGCTTCCAAACTCCCATTCATGGTTAGTCCATTGCTAATATACAAAAAAAGAACCTAATCATGGTCCTTATATCCTTATAAAAATGTCATTATCTAATGTGCTGAATTTATCTATGATTTCATCTTCATCGCTAGAAGATTTAAATAAAATAACTTCTGCATATTTATCTTTACATGATTGTACTTCTTCTCGATATATACGCTTAGCTTCGGCAATATCATTTGTACGTATGACAATTGGGTTAATATCTTCTTCCCAGTATTCTTTTTGCCCTTCGATTGGACTATCGTGTAATGTGTAGGTCATTCGATCTACAAAATATTTATTTTTCATTATTTATCCTACCTTTCAAATAGGATTATAGCACAAAAAAAACGGGAGAGCCTAAGCCCTCCCAACACAGCTAACAAAAATAGTTTTATAATTCAACTAACAAAAATTAAGCAGCTTTTTCAAAAGCAACAGACCAATACATACCACCATTGGCAGCGCATCGATACTGTTTAGATATACCTTTTCGCTTTCTATATAATAATAAGGTGTAAGTAAATCATCAACAGGTTGTATGGATCTAAGCTCCACGGACTTTTGCAGTTGATTATAAGCTGCTTCTTTTCTTTCCTGTTGGATACGTGCTTCCTGATCATAGATTGCCTGCACACCATCATACATAAAAAATCCTACGAATGTTAATCCGTAGGAATCGGGAATGTGGTAATTATCATTAGGACTTAGCCTGTATAATCTCCACATATAACCGCCAAATGAACTCATGGAAACGTCAATTGAACCATCATCGTATAAATGTTCAATAACACCGATATGGCCACACAAACGTCCTAATGAATCAGTAATACCGCCTGAATAAATGATACAGCTTCCAATCTTTGGAGATGGTATCTGTTTCATTTCACGACGGCTCGCCCACATGATCGCATTGCCTCCGTAGAATGTAACAGGAGCGTTACAAATCTCTGACAATCTACCCCATGCGTAGCAAGTACAGTTCGGCAGTCCATATCCCCTTTGATAATAGGGGTTGGCATTATAGTACCAATCCCCTAGATTATCATCGGTTCGTCTTTCGGTTATCACTTACCGTTGACAAGCTCCGTTAATGGTGTGGCAGATACCCAAATACCGTGAATCTGTGCCAAATTATAAGGTATGTTGATAGCCTCCACTGTGCATTGATCTACATAGACTTTGGCCTTGTCATTAGCTAAGTAGTTATCTTTTGCCCCATCGGATGCATCGTACTCGCTAAGGAACTTAGTTGGGAACCATTCACCTAATGCCGGTACGTTTACACACTCATCACCGTTAATAGTACGAGTACCACCGTTAGCTAATAAAGACATAGCCACTGATGTTACTACAGAGCCAACAGTCAAGATTTGGTCTGCTGCGGTTTGTCCCGGAACATGAGGATCAGTATCAATACCGGTATCATTTGTCCAACCTGTACCGTTATTTAATAAATAAGGATAAGGAGCACCGGATACCACTTTAGTAATAGTACCTTCCCAGTCACCTTTATAGACTTTGCCACCTGTGCTTGATGTAGCTAAAGTATTCGTGCAGCACTGCGTTCCAACACCATACTTTTCTGTACTTGGTGTAGGTGTAGGAGTAGGACTTGGAGCACTTCCGCCATCCAATCTAGCATTGACTGTAGCCGCCAATTCAGGCATTCGGCTTTCTAAGTAAGGACCCGGACAAGATGTTGCAGAGAACATCTTATGCATCGTTAGAGATCCATTGGGAGTACCGTCAAAAGTCAGTCTAAATCCATAACGTTGACAGATATCAACACACAGATTGACTAAACTGTTCCAACTTGCTTCTGAAATTGGCCAATTACCGCCGGCTTGGCTGTTGGAAACTTCAATCGTTATAGCTTGACAATCGTTTACACCATTAGATGACGTCCATGCTCGGTTTACTTCATCTACGTTACATACAATCGTCCCATCATATCCGATGCAATAATTGGCACTAGCACCACGATTTGGATTTTGGAATGTTGCTGCACACTGCTCAGCAGTAAGTACTCCGGCCATGTGATGCGGTGTAATTTTGCATACCTTATATCCACTACGTCCAACTGAATAGTTGTATGGACTAGCTAACATGATTTTATTTGTTAAAGGACTATGCATCTTCGTCATCTCCTTTTCCGTTAGAAAGTTCTTCTTCCATTTCCGGAGTTAATTCAGGATATTCCGTAACACCAGTTACAACTTCTATTTCTTTCATGACTTTTCCTCCTATTCTCGAATTGGCAGCTCTTTTAGTTCAAGCGCCATCTTCTTCACTTTTCCATTTCCGCCAAGTGCTTCGTACGCTTCAGCCATCTCGATGAGATTTTCATAGCCATGTGGTGTGATTTCTCCACGTTCAATATAGCGGTCATGGTAGTCGATGATCTGCTGCCTTAAAAGGCATCGAGTTCCTTTTCGATTGGCCTGCTTTTCAATTTCTTCACGCTCATCTCGCACTTTGGCTTGCTTTCTAATGTCCTTTAGCAGCCAAACGATGTAACCGCACATGGCGGTTACTATGGCTACTACAACCTGAGTAAATAAGTCTTCCATCTTATTCCTCTACAGATGCATTAAAGACACCGTTAAATCCATTAACAGCGGCTTCAATTAAAGTTTCTAATTCGGTTGTCGTTACAGTGATTCCTGCATCTGTGAGTAACTCCGATGCTCTGTCCAAAGCTTTCTGCAGCTTCTCTTCTCCGTGGATATCTTTGTAGACCTGTTCGACATATTCTACAGTACTGTTCACAATATCGTACTTGGTTTGATTATCCACATATTTGTTATACTCTTTCTTGATCTGATATCCTACGACACCAGCCACGCACATAAGCACGGTTCCTGCCAACTGCAAAACCGCAGGCATAATTGTTTCAACGATTTGTTCCATAAAATCCTCCTTATTCAACACCTTTTGAAGTATCGTAAACATACATATATGTAATATGTATATCTCCTGTTACAGGATCTTTGAATGTTGCTAAGTATCCCGATGAATTAGAATACATTGATCCATCTACATGAGTTCCCATAGCTTGCATGTTTGCGTTTCCGTATTCCGCAAAATAATCAGGAGCGTAATTCGAGCTAGGTGTAACTCCATACTTATTTTTAAACATATCTTTTATTTGATCTAAAGTATGCATTGTTACTGAATAGCTATTATTTACGTATTTAACAACATTCCCTGTAACCACCAAAATACTATTTTTATTGTTTCCGTATCGATCAACTAGTTGCATAAAGTCGCAACTAATCTGCTACTACAACGGTAAATGTAGAACGGATAGTTAAAGCAGCAGCATATGATGGTAGATGTAGTATTATTTCTTTTCCATCCACTAAAATATCGCCATAGGTTTTCAAATCCGTTTGAGCAACAAATGAAGATATAACACTTGATACTCTCGGATGATTAAATGGCAAGAAATCGCTAAATGCGTATCTACTTCCACTTGAAGAAGATAAAGTTCCTTCTAATGAGTAAGTTACTACATTTCCTTGTCTATACCATGAAAGAGTTACTTTGTCCGTTCCTAAAGTAATTTGTTTACTTCCCTTTGTAGTTTGTAATTCATTTCCATATCTGTCAGTGAACATAAATTCACTAGATAGTGTCTAATCGGTAGTTTTTGTGTATTTAATTGTAATAATCCATGCCATATTAATATCATTCCCATCTTGCGAATTTAAATTTAGACCATCCGCAACAGAAATCATTGCTCTCTTATAGTCGTTTGAAGCAGTATAAGTATTTACACTTTGAAATCCACTATAAGATGATGTTTCAACATGAACGAAAGAATTCGATTCATCAATCCATATATCATTCACATTTGATAAACCTAAATCGGACAATTTATGCCAACTATTTAAAGATGATCCTCGTTCATCAAAGCGAAGTGTTTTTATATAAATTGGTTTTCCATCAATGAATGTTTCGCCCGTCTTTTTTTCAACATTGGTCAATGATTGGAACGTATTACCATATCTATCGACTAGCATATTCTCACGTGGACACTATCTAGTTGTCCACCTTCTTTCTTTGGAGAGTACAAGCAGATTAGTTTTTGCTTGCCCCCCCCCCGTTTGAAATTGTAAAGTTTTTAATCATAGAGATTGCATATCTCTAATTCTGCACTTTTACGTTTTTGTATATCTAAGTGTCACAAATGAACTTTGAGCTTTGGCGGCGGAAGCACAAGTCAAACCGACATAACGAGATGTAATATACATTGATACAACACCATTAGGGTCTGTATCCGGTTTAGGTAAATGGAAATAAACTCCACTATCTACACCATATGAGTTACTAGAATCAATAGCTCGATAACTACCAATATTAGTTATTCCATGTTCGATTTGCTTTTGCCGGCCCTGTGTCAGCTCACCCGTGTTTATTGTTTTTCTGTAGATTATCTTACCGTCAATCCATTTTTCTCCTGTGTCCTGTTCTTGTTCACTTAAATTTTGAAAAGCATTTCCAAATCTATCTACTAGCATAATTGCTAGACAAGGGATGCTAGTCTGTAGATTTTACAATTTGATATGATACGTCAAGCAAATGTCCACTCACATAATTACCTTGCGCCCAAATCACTAATGAGCCGTTAGATATTTCATAAGTGACATTTTCAGTTTGCGTGATTGCGGTTCCATCAACATATACAATTGATACAATGGCATAAAATCCACTTGTTGTATCTAAACCCAAGCTAACAGAACCTCTTAACCACTTCGCACTGTAATAACTACAAGTTACACGACCTGCTTTGACGATTTCATAATCTTGTACATTATTTCCGTAACGATCGACTAACATCTAATCTGGTGTACCTTGCCTAGAAGTACACCACCTTTCCGATAGTTGAGTGCGCAAAAATTAGATAATGCGCACCCCCCCCGACTCAAAATTTGAATGTTCATATGTTGCCTCCTATTTTATCTCTTTCCAAATTGTTTCGTACACGCCGGCTCCGCCAGGTTCCCATCCGTTTTTATCAACCATCGATTCCCAAGTCTTTCCATTATGAGTTACTCGATCGCCTTTAGAGTAGGTATTGGATGCGTTTGGCTGTTCCCATTCGCCGATGGTTCCATCTTGGCCGCCTAGAACCTTTGCCCATAGACTGTGAGCATCTAACGGATTCAAGTTTGGTTGTGCATCGTGAGATTGAATACATTTATAGAGCACTCCGTTAAAAGTGCATCGATCGCCTACGATGTAATGCTTTGTAGAATCCCACTCATCAAATAGATTAGGTAATTCCAAAGCCGTAACATCATCCAGTTTCTTGGCCTGCAGCTTGGCCAGCTTAACAACATCTGCCAATGCCTCCTCTTTTGCTTCCGGTGTTTCTGCCGGTTTATACATGTTAATTCCGTAGATCTTTCCGGTATATTTTTCTAAAGAATACATTTCTGTATAGCCGTCTATTTCCAGCTCTGACTCATCGTCATAAACAATTTTCATTTTTCTTGTCTTCGTGACTTCTGAAAAAGTTTTTCTTAACTCTTCCGGTTCAGTTAACGTCTTAATGTTTAAACGCCCTTCAACAAATCTAAAGTCTTGGATCGTCATTTCAGACAGATCATTAAATACTACTTTCATTTCTTTTCCTCCTATGGTTTATGATCTAGTTTCTGCCAATATTTTAAAGTCTTTCCAAACTTGCTTTCAGTTCCGATGTTAACCAAATCCCCGCCATAATAGTCGGTAGGATTAGCGTTGCCTTCAAGACATATCACACTATTGTATGGCATCCCATCAATTGCCGATGTTAACTCTAGTCTAAAATCCTGCAAGTACCAAATTTCATCATCAGTTGGTTTTTGTGTGATGTAAATTAAGACATAGAATCTATCAATAGTATCGCCATTAATACCATTTTTAAAGTACGTAAGTGGAACTCTAAAAGTATTTCTTTTGATGCCGTCAAGTGATTTGTTATAAAGCATATCGCCTAAATCACTGCTAGCAAATACCCACTGACTAATTTTAGCGGGTGGAATATTATGGTTGTACCATTGCACACCTAGATGAGCACCAAATCTACCTCTGACATCAACAGTTTTCTCCTGTGGATTTTTAGTGTTTATCCCTTCACCATTCCGATACCCAACAAAAGAAAAGCTAAATGTTTTCCCTTTTAACGTGGAGAGATCCACGATACTTTTAACAGGTATCTCCTGATAAATGCCGTACTCTGTATCTTTTGTGATTTCAATACGATTTAATCCTTGTACATCCAGCAAATTACGTCCAATGATTGATTCATCTTCCAAACTAACGATCCTTTTTTTGATTTCCGTATCATCGTACGCCACTGTTTCACCGGGTGGACCTGGTGGCCCTTCTTGACCATCCATGACAGTAAACTCTTTTATTCCGTTAACATCGGTAATAGATACTTTGTTGCCATTATCAATTGGTACTACTTCCACAGTTGGCGATACGCCATCTTTGCCGGGTTTCCCAACCGCACCAATATTGCCGACTAATGGCTGTGTTTGTGTTAGTTTTCCTGTAAGCTTAGTCAAAGTTTACCTCCGGTAGAATTTCAAACAGTGATGGAGGAATCACTGTTGTTACCTCACCATTCGACTGTGTAAGCTGTATATCATATACATACTCTCCGTATGCAAGAGTATTTGTATCTTGATGGTCCAGGCGAAAAAGACCGTCAACAACAGGTTTCTTCAAAATAACAGCATTAGAGATTGTTGTCTTTTTCAAAGTAAACACTAACGTATCATTATCATGCGGAATAAATTTCTGATTATCGTTCGTTAGTATTTCAACATTAAATTCCGCTGAGTCCCCACGTATAATATGAATTTCATTCATATCGTTACCTCTTATATACAGCATCGGCCATACTTAAAACCGGTTTGGCAAGCGCCTTGATCTCCGTAATATTAAGTCCATTGATAGTAACCCTGTAAAGAGGAAACTCATCAACCAGATCACCGTTGGAAATATCCCCTTTAATATAAGAGGGATCTCTTGGGTTCGATACAGAAGGCGTACCATCAATCACTCTTAATCGTATACTCTCAACGCCAGTTCCTGAGTTTTTTTCATATCTGGAAACAATCAATGCTACTCTCTGCATTCCCTGTGTTCCATTTTGGATCGTGCAAGATTCATAAGTATTTATCGGAATCACCGCAAAGCAACCTTGCTGCATCAATCCTCCATCCCTTATACGAATCTCGTTGTTGGAAATTAAATCAGCTCTCATCTTCATTCCCAGATTCGTAATAACCGAGTCATTTCCAAAGATTGCTCGATTTAGAAGTCTGTCATGCTCTGCAGTAATATGTGCTCGACCAACATAACCTGTAACAATTTCCATTTACTCATCTCCCTTCAATCGGTACTCGATTTTCTCATCGTCTGAACGTTTATAGATCTTACGTTCAATTGGCTGTGCTGTATAAAAACCTGTAACAAAATCACGACCTCCGACAATATCCCCTATATCTGCCTCAATTGATAGATCATCCGCATTAGCTGTAATTTTCTTCGCTTTGATTAAATCTATAAACTTTTCTTTACCTGCATCGATTAACTCTTGTCCCTCAGAATTATTAGAATCATAGACTTCCACAATTTCATCTGATCCTGAATAATATTTTGACTGCCCGATGCTGCCATCTTGTTGAAGATATAAGTGATAAACAATTCTGTCTTTTAACTCTCCCTTGCCTAAACAAATCAAATGATTAACAACACCTTTATCGTCCTCGGCAATAAAGTTAAGGCCATAATCTTGCGAAAACTCCAATCGATTTGAGTAATCATTGATAGGCTCTGCCGCTATTTGAACATGACCAGATGCGCCCCTCTCTCCCTGAGCATACCGAATGACAAGTTTGTATCCTGCTTGATTCAACATCTTTGACAGACCATCATAAAGAGTTACGTACCGATCGAACTGAAAAGAACGGACAATATATCCTGTCATTTGTTTTGATGCACGAATCAATCCGCCAAATTCCTTATCAATTAAATCTATCAATATTGAAGTAATATCACCGTTAACAATCCTGTAGTCCTGACCGCCAGGTGGTTCAATTATTTTTTTCTTCAACATCCCTCGCCAGGTAGGCCCTGAAAAAGTAACTGTATTTTGAGATGTATCGCTCTTTATTTTCTTTATGAGACCACCGAATTCATCCTTTAATGTAAAAATTCGACTATTGAATGTTAAATATTCATGAACATCTGATACATCGAACTCTAGTTCAAAATCATCACTTCCACCACATTCAATATCAATCTCACAATGATCCAACACACCGATTTCATGCCCTTCATCATCCGTAATTAGAAACTCCATATTGGCTGGCTCCTTTCCAAATAAATGGTTATATCAAACCCAAAAGTACCGTCCCAATTGAAAGAAACACTTCCATAAGAAATCTTTTTAAAGATGGATGATGTTTTTAAACGTAAATCGAATATATTTTTCTCAAGCCCATTGACCATATGTTTAACAATTGTATTTTCTCTTGAATCTACAACTATATATTCATTACTTTCCAAGGTAGTTAAAACCTGATACGGGCTATCATTAATCAAAACTCTGGGATCTACACACGGACCATAAATGATCATTTTAAAATCTGAATCTGTGAAATGGTCAAGCGTTATTGACTTGGCTCCTACGTCTTCCTGAAAGTATTCATACCTGTAATCGTATGAATATTCCAAATATTGACTTGTAGAAGCCATATTGGTAATTGGCTTAAACTCCAACTTCTTTTCTGTTATCCAAATTGGATTTGGAATCAGCACAGTCATCTCATTGTATAGAAAAGGAGTGGCCTTTCGCCACTCCGATTTAGATGATGCTATCAGCATACATTCTATATATTCTTCGCCTGCATAGAATTTACCTAACGTATTGTTGATCACATCATATTCAATAACTTCATATAGTCGTTCTACTAATGATTCAAAATTTCTTATGCGCTCATCATAGTTCAAACTTAAATTTGGACGTATCCCTATTTTACAATTTCTTGTGGTTACAGATTTGTAAATACGCTTAATTCTGTTTTTGTTAAGCCCTTCAAAATCTGTATGACTCCATTCATAATCAAATAAGTTTCCATCGGAAAATATATATTGATCACCGTTCAATTCAATTTTATCACCCTTCGAATTTAAATAGTAAAGATCCATAACATCATCCTTTCTGGAAACCAAGATCAGCTATAAGTCTAGCTATTTCCCGATTGTTGGAAATAATTCGTATATTCGTTATACCTTCCTGGATTTGTCTTCCCTGCGTCAAAATAGCTTGAATAATATAGTTTCCAAGCTTAACGATTGTACTATCTGATAATGTATTTGTACTAAAACCACTATCCAAATATGACATCGATGTAGGTTGATAATCCTCTAACCCTGACACTGTAGATAAAGATGCATTTAGTACTTCATCCGACATTTTATTCATAGACTGTCTTAACATATCCGTGTTTGCATCCACTCCGACAGCAATACCAGCCGGTAACCATTTACCAACTTTATCCCTCATCAGTCGAGAAGGTGATCCAATACCAAAAAAACCAAGGACGCTGTTAAATGCACTACCTGCTGCATCTAATAGAGCCTGTCCAATTTGTCCTGCAGCACCGACAATTCCGTTAACAATGCCACTGATAATGTCGGCACCGATGCTTAACCAGTCATAACTTAAAAAAGCATTGGCAGCATCTGCAAGCATATCGGGAATCGCTCCTAAGAGCTGTGGAAGACCACTGATCAAACCGGCAGCAACTTGACCAACTAATGCAATACCTTGTTGCAAAAACTGGGGTAAATTAGATGCGAATGTTGCAACTGCAGAAACCACTAAATTCACCAATGAACTAACAATCTGTGGAAGATTGTTCAAAATTCCCTGTGCAATCTGAGCTACTAATTGAATACCACTGTCTAACCATTGTGGCAAGTAGGTCAACAATATCGATATTCCCTGATTCAGCATTTCACTTAATCCATTGATTACCAACGGAAGATTAGTAATGATACCGTTGGCTATATTTGTAATAAGATCCATGCCTTGCTGAAGAAAAATCGGACCATTCGTCATAAAATAATTGGCAATACTTGTAATCAATGTTTGCAAATTTGTCAATAATAATGGACCTGCCACCTGCACTGCGGTAATGATGGCCTGTGGAAGCGCTGACAATATATTTCCTAACGCTGGTAAAAGATTTCCAAACAAGAATGTAGTAGCGGTCGTAGCAAGATTTTGCAAGGGACCTGTGATATCCATACCCAGTGTAAGATTCCCCATGAAATCCAAAGCCGCAGACTTCATCGATTGAAAAGATCCTGACAATGTAGAAGAAGCCTCTTTAGCTGTAGTTCCTGTAATATCAAGATTTTCTTGAATCGCATGAATAGCTGAATAAACATCACTTAAATTGTTAATATCGTACTTAACACCTGTTAATTTTGTGGCATCTTTTAAAAGCCGCTGCATTTCTTGTTTAGTACCGCCATAACCAAGTTTTAAGTTATCCAACATTGTATAGTTCTGCTTTGCAAATCCCTGATACGCATTTTGTACAGATTCCATGTCAGAGCCCATCTTATTGACGTTATCAGACATATCGACCATAGCCATATTGGCAACTTCAGCGGCTTTCCCTGTATCGCCACCAAGACTGGAAATCAAAGATGCCGAGAAACTTGTCACGTTCTGCATATATTCATTGGCTGACATACCAGTTGACTGAAATGCCTGACTGGCATATTGCTTAACGGTATCAGCACTTCCTTTAAAAAGTGTTTCTATTCCACCAATGCTTTGTTGAAGTTCTGCACCTTGATTAATGGTTGCGGATATAGCCTTACCGATTGCTGCAGTTGCAATTACTCCTTTTAATTTTCCAACTAAAGAACTTCCTGCAGACTGTCCTGCGTTACCTGCTTCACCACTGATCTCTTTTTCGATGTTGCCTTTAATGCCTTTGGCGGATGGCATGATTTGTATATACGCTTTTCCTAATTCTGTTGCCATGCTATCCTCCTAAAATCCTTGTTCTTGCAAGCTCAAACTCATCAGAGTTGATGAATCCCTGAACCTCTGATACTTTAGTTTTACCAAGTAAAATATTCAAAATTGACTTTGGCCGGTTTACACCTTTCAAACCGTCTTTGGACTGTGACCAAAGCATCATACTTAACTGATCTACTATCGAGCATAATAAAAAGATGTCCATTGACACCATTTCATCTCGTAGTTTCATTTTAATTCTCGCATTATCTCTTAGCCCCACAGATAAAGTTGCAAGCAAATTCACCGGAATACTTCTATAATCATAAATGTTATAAGTTTCCGCCAAGTCGCATATTAAAGCTTCTTTGTCTGCAGCGAGCATAGAGGCTAAGGCAACTAGTTTTTTCCTTCTTTTTTAAAGGACATGATTTCAATCAAACTTTGTGTTGCTTCCTGAATCGGTACATTTCCTTTTCCTGTGCGAAGATAATCATACAATTTTTTCTTTTGCTCTTTACCAAGCATCAAATTAGCTACTTTCGTAATAGCCAATGGATTGTTATCTTCTACTTCTGATAACGCATCCACAAGTTCCATATTGTCTAATCGATTGTCGGGGATATCAAACTCAAATCCATTTTTTAAAGTTCCCTTCATTATTCACTTGCTCCTTTGATATATTCATGATGAGAGAATCCTTCTACTTCTAGGGCTTTTAACGTAATTGGATATCCAATCGGCTCATCATCTTTATATACAATTTCACCAACTTCAGAAATACTTGCAGAAGGAATGACAATCCTTTTTAATGTGTCATTTTTCAGAATCATATCTACAACATATGACTTGTCAGGCAGCTGCTTACTACCTGATTTAATAGTAATTCCTGTTGTTAGATCACCAGTTACATTTTCATCACCATACACATTTTTCAACACTTCAATATTAGTAGATTCAATCATTGTATAAGAAAAAGTATCTGGTTTTTCCGTTTGTGTGTTTAAAACTGTCGCACCTCCCCATGCCTTTACGGTATCCGTTTCAGGGGAGTTTTCATTTGTTAATCCGTCTTCACTAATATAGCCTAAAGATTTAAATGCAACATCTAATTCTGATACGGCATCTGTTGGTAATTTCGTTCCAACAGGCGCCACATGAATAGCACCACCAATTTTAGGCTTTCCGGCAGAAACATTTTTTACTTCTGACATAATATCCTCCTAATAATAGACATCATAGACCGCCTGATAGCGGTATTTTTTTGTAGAAGTGTCTGTAAAATTATAATCACTGTTTAGATTGGATTTGAAAATAGAACCTAGCTCTATCAGTGAATTCATTTTACTTTTTACTTCTTCATTTAATTTAGCAGCACCATATAAAGAGTTCGAATAAGATTGCAGTGCGAAGGTTGCGGAATGAATATGATTGAATACAGAACTTCCTGTTTTTTCAACGGCTACAAATTCATCCGGTAAGTTGTCTTCCAGCTCTAAAACAACCGGAACATTCAATTCATTAGACAGATAATCTAAAACCACTTTTTCAATCATTTCATGGCCTTCAGCAAAGTATTGTTCTTTGCATTATCCTTTCTCGCCTCAAAGCTTTCTGCATAGGCCATTCCATTCACACGATTTGCACCGGTATAGGAATTAGATGCATATCCAGATCCACAGGCACTGGCTATAGATCTTGCCTTTTCTTCACACATAGATTTAGCTGCATCGGATTTTAAGATTTCTCTAACCCCTGCGCCATTCAACTTAAACTTAACCTTATTCATATCTTTCCACCAAAACTTTCTTATTCCATTGAAGCGGTAAATTCTTCTCTATATATTGCTCAACCGGACCATATACTTTAAATCTTTGATTAAAAATAGTTACATCATTCCCTTCCCATTGGTGATTATCACCTTTTGGAATACAAAGTCTGTAAGCTAATTTTCTTCCTCTTAAATCTGTTTGATTGACTATGTCTGTTTGCGTAATAGGCTCGATCAATACATTTTCTACTTTTTTATCAATATACTGATAGATTGGATGACTGAATTCATCCTTTCCAATCATACTTTTTTCATGGAGTGTGATTGTGATCCCTTTAAAAAGATTCATAACCGCCTCCATAGAAGTCAATTGCACCATATTTTTGACGACGTAATCCTAATCTGGCCAATTCAGACTTTTTAATAAACAAGCCTCCACCCGGAACTAAAAAAGTACCGGATGCACTATATCCACCTGCACTTTGACTAAACTGTGTCATAGGCTCACTATCCGTTGATGTCATTAGAGTTCTTGCGACTACATCCACAGTGACTGACTTTGCAACTTGCGCAAAGTTTTCATCAGATCTGACCATCCCTTCGAGATCCTTATCGGCTTTTTTAGCCTCAACAATCAATGAAGCGGAGACTACTTCAATCAGTTTCTCCGCTCTTTGTGTTTCTTCCTGTGTCAGATTTCTCCATAGGCTGATTACATCATCAACTGTCGCAAAATTCATGAAATCACCTACTTCTTCTTTTTTTGTCCTTTTGGTTTTGTAGTCTTTTTCTCCTCTACTTTTTCTTTAGGACTTTCTTGTTCTTCAACCTCTTCTTTTGGATCAATATATCTCTTCCAGCCACCACCTGTGATTTTTGAATTTACATCAATGATAACTTGTGTTTCTTCATTAATATACTTCATTATTAAGCCTCATCAGTAACACGAGAGAATGCTTTTGGATCTAAGATTCCCCATCCTAAATAAGCTTCTGCTCGCAAATATACTTGGTTATATCCTTTTAAGTCTTTTCCGGAATTATCAGGATCACCATACTTAATAATCTCCATAGGAATCTGCTTTGCATAGCCCCATTTGAATGCACTTGCAAAATCACCAATAATGGCTCTATCTTTATTAGAGTTTGCAGACACAGTTGGATTAGTATCAACAGATAATCCACTCAGGCTTGATGGTGTCGCACCCCAAGCTAATTCAGGATATAATTTACGACCGTTTCCATCTTTTAATTTTGCCAAGGCACTACGCATTGTAGGAGCCATAGCCATACCAGATGGAGTGTATTCATTAGCTGTCAACAATTCTACGGCATCTTCAATGTTGTCATTGGCTGTCGCTGCATCGAATTCGACTTTTTGTGTGACTTTATTATCAAAGTGATTATCTCCGATTACATTGGATGCAGATCCGGTTCTAGGATTCACGCCATGAAAAGCCATGATATCCAAACCACGTGCAAGTTTAATCGCAAAGCCATCGTTAAACGATTTTAAGATATCAATCTTTTCTTCTTCACTTGCATATAAGAACTCATCCGAAATACGAGCACCGTACTCAACTTTAATCGGTACAATCTTTACAGGTTCTAAAGAAATGCCGCCATGTGTTTTCTTTCCGTTTTCCGCAACAACATCAACTTCTGAATCCATTGTAAAAATAAATTCCTTTAATCCATTGAATGGAATAGGTGTCTGATTTGACAACACTGCCAATGAAGATTTCCCTTTTACTTTAGTAATCAGATCCGTAACTAATTTTGGATCAAACAATGTTCCTTTACTTAATTCTGTTGGCATATTTTATTCTCCTTCTTCTAATCCTTCTAACAAGGATTTATATCCGTCATTCTTAGATTTCTGATTGCCTTCTGGATCACCTAGAGGTGCTACATAGCTTTCACCTTTCATAAATTTGGACATTGTTTCAGCATCCTGGCGAATACTCTTTTCATCATCTCCGGTTAATCGTTCTGCAAGCTCCATAGGAATTCCAAGCTCATGCGCTATCCTCATTTTTACCGAGCTGGTCTCGTACGCTTTTACTTTTTCTTCCAAATCCTTTATTTTGTCTCCATCCTTGGAATGTCCATCAATTTGTCCTTGTAAAGTCTTATTTTCTTCCTCAAGAGTTGCAATCGTACCTTTCAGTCCTTTAATTTTATCTTCATATTTATCAGATTCTCTCTGTAAACGAGAACCGATAATAGCGTCAAGCTCCTCTTGTGTTTTAATTTCTTTAAATTCGCTCATAATTTCCTCCTTAACCGCGTAGTGTGCGTATGCCTGCAAAACTGAGCATAGTTTAACAGGCGACTCTCTGTTTTCTTTTTTCCTTAACACTTGAACACATCCAGTAAGCCAGGATCATACTATCCATCAGTGATATCTCAATTTCTTCCTTAATGGCCTTAAATCCAAATCCACCGTTTGAGCCAATCCCTCTTTTTTCACAATTGGATACTGCCTGTACCAAAGAGGGCTGCCCATTATGACAGATTTTTTCATCAAATAGACCCTGTTCAAAAGAAGAATTGGATGTAATGATTTCTTTAACTGTTGGGAGCAGAGGCTTCTTTAACTTAAATTCTTTCATCTGCTCCTTTAACAAATCTTGACCATTTGCACCATCAATGCATACCTTTTCAACATCTGCCTTTAATAAGAAATCAAGTATCCATTGATTACCTGCTCTTACAGGCCTACAATCTATACATTCGACAAATATCTTTTTATCAACAGTTTTCACTGCAACCGACATAGCTACATTTTTGCTGTCATGGCTATATTTGATACCAACAAAAAGACGACCAATGAATTTCGGTAATGTCTCACATTTGAGTGCATTCCATTCGTTTTCACTGATCGCCGATTTTTGATTATATTTAAGCCACAATCCTAAACGCTGAATATTAAAGTCGATTGAGTCTGATGTGATCTCATCATATATGGCACGTTCCGTCAGCCCTTGGCCAAGTGATGGATTAGCAAGATACCATGCCTCTTTATCTTTAGGATCTGTCATCTTTTCAATTGACCATTCCGCCCATCCTTGATTTACAGTTTCTCCCCTCAGTACAGATTCGCGCATTTTAACAAATACCGTGCCTGCACTAACAGCTGTCGGAGGAGTACCGCAAAATAAAGTTTGTGGATTATCTGAGTCACTGACAATATACTTTAATGCAGATTCCTGATCAATCGTATATTCCTGTGCCTCATCAATTACAAGTAAATCATAGCCTTCACCCAGTCCTCCTTTACTAGATCTCGTACGAAAATTAACATATCCTCCATCTTCTAATCGGATGGTCTCAAGCCCAAACTGCTTTGTTGCCTTGTATTCAATCTTCGCATCATCCAGTAAATCACATAATCTCTCCCATGCAGAATGTGATGTAGGTGTACGATGTGCTGTATGAAGTATCTTTTCTCCATGCATCAATCCCCACATTTCACGAATTACTATAATCTCACCTTTTCCGTTTCTTCGTGGAATTTCGTATCCAAATTTAGAATGAGACCATAGCTTATCTTCGTTTTCTGCCATGATGTCATAGATTAAGATTTCTTGCCATTCACGCGCTTTTCTTTTTGTCTTATTGTATAGATCAATAGCTTCCTTTCCTTTTGTGTTCGTATAAGGAATTACTACGGATTGAGTTGGAGTTTGACGTCCTTTTCTTTTCTGCGTCATAACATCCTCCTCGATCAAGCAGTTTTATGTCGTACTTAGGACAATAATTTATTGATCACTTAAATCGTGATGGATAAATTTAGGTAAAACCCTTTTTCATGGATCTTTCACCCTAACCACCTCTTTTCTAATCTTCCCACAAAAAATGCAGGATCGTACTCTGATTTCCATCCTGCAGTCTTGTTCCCAATCATCAATTTGTTTAACAACATATTCATTCCATTTATGGTCGCACATGACCATCCTCCTTGATAGATTTCAAAATAATAGGTATAATATATATAAACAGAGGTATCCTTTGCCCCTTCTGGCGGAGGGTTCTCCTCTGTTTATTTTTTATATCTATAAATTTTAATTCTATTATTTTCTAAAATAATCATAATATCTACATTTTCAACCTTAGTTCTCTGCATACGATCATCAACCTGATTAATAATTAACTGAAGATTATTTTTATCAGTATTTCTATAATCTAATATCAAGCCTCCCGGATTATCAATGATTTGCTTTATCCCATGTCGCACAGCACTATAAGCTGCTTTTTCACTTGAAACATTTTTAAGGTCCCAGTACTTACTATTCCATACATAATCTGGAGTTTTTACATCTTTAATATTCCTTTCTTTCAAAAGCTTTAAATCGCCACCAAATTTTTCAAAAAGAAAATTAGCCATCTGTACTTCATGTTTGTGTGAACTTACATCATATCCATTATCGTAACTAATAGATCCTTCTCCTAGCTTTGCTGTTCCGAAATATTCGGCAGTTACATCTTCCGCATATTTTGAAACCTTAGAAGTGGAAAATTCTATCCTTCTTTGAATATCTCCTTCTCGATTCTCCCATGATTTAGTATGTACGTTTTGTACTTGTTTACCTTCTCCGGGATCGTACAGTACCTCACATCTACAACGATCATGTCTTCTATAAATATCATCAGGAATATCCTCAGGATATGAATAGGTTCCGGCCAAATTCATACACCATTCACAACATCCACCTCGAACTTTTCTTGTAATTTTAGGATTAAGGCCTGATTGACTATGGAATTCTGCATTTCTTTTTATAGAGTCATCCACAATTTCCTGAGAAAAATGAACGATTGGATCTTGCAAAATAGAAGAAACCTTTTCAAATTGCTTACTTGTTACTTTATTGATGATACTATCCACTTTGAATTGATTTAGTTGTGGAGGGATAGGTTTTAAATTTATTTTTGCAGCTTTATTCAATGAACTCTGAACCTTTAACGAGGCATCCGAAATTAGTTTAAAGTTCTTTAACATGGTTGGTTCAATCGTTCTTTTCGCAATGTTGTAATACATTTTTCCATCTGGAAGAATATCCTTGGTAATCTTATTCAAATAGGCTTTTGATAAAATCTCGCCTAACCTTATCGCATATTCGTTGGCATCTTCGTATGTCCCTTTTCCACTTGCAATGATTTCCAATATTCTTTGAATTTCTATATCCTGTTTACAGAGTTTGTCAAATTCATCCTGAATCTCTTGTAGTAATTCAGGAACAACATCATTTATTTTCTGTGTCATCTGCTACTACAGGAGCCATTTTCGATGCCTCAATTCCAGTTAACTCTCTAAGGTTATCTTTATTGAAGTATCCCGGTATTGCTTGATTGATTTTTATAGCTCCGTCTCCTATCAATGAAAGTGTGGACATATCCGGTTCAAAAATCGGTTCCCAAGATGGCTTGGTCAAATATAGATTTGTTCGAATATATGGATATTCATCACGTACACATGCAGCCAAATATCCAACATTCAAAAAACCTGTACCAAATGTTCTTTGCGCTTTTCTAGCAGCTAATCTTAGATTGTCATGACTGGCTTTTATTGCCTCGGCACTTGATGGATTATCAGCCACAAATCCAAGATCATCTAACGTAAGTCCAGTTTCTCCTGCGAACAAAGATGCAAACATACGTAATTGCTCAATATATGGTGTCATGGATTGCTGCGTAAACTGTCCCAATTTCGGAGAATCTCCATCTTCATCTTTATCAAATTGTAAAAAGGATGATATCGTAGCCTTCCATTTGTTTAACTGCTCTGCATCCTGTGAAATACCAGTAACATACTTTTGAGGAAAACTATAAAACTCTGCCGATACTTCCGATCTAAGCAGAGTTCTTAATGCCGATTGAGTATAAGACATGCAGGCACGACTGATTCTTGAATGTCCAAATGGTCTATGCGCATCCGGCTTATAGATAATAGGTACGAGTAAAGGATAAGGTGCATCGTTTTTTACTATGTGCTCTTTTCCTTTCTCTAGAAAGATTGTATTCTCAAAAGTAAAATAAGCTTCTAGCGTTGGATTTCCCTGATCATCTCGATTGAGTACAGCATATCCTTCTTTTAACAAACCTGTAATGGGATCAATTATGCCTGTAGCATTACTTCCATCAATGACCTGCAATCTTGGAAATCCCTCCTCATCTTTTGAAATGTAAATAAAGCAACAACTGCTAATCAAAGCCGACAACACTGCACTGTCAAACAAAACATCTTTGTTGTTCATGTTAAAGATTTCATTCAAATTAAAATTATCTTCCTTAAATTCATGAAACACCAGACGATCCGATAATGCATCTACTGATTTAGCACACCAACCTAAAGTGCTTTTCATCCATTTCAATTCATCCGGTATCATCCCTTTGAAATACTTTGTCATGTTCTTCATTTCATAATACTTATATCGCATAAGTACTCTGGAACGCTTTATATTAAGTTTATTTCTTAGATATCCTATACCTCTATATTCATTCATTTTGTCCAAAATCCTCCTTTCTTGGCACGATTCAGCGAGAAATATTCATAGTGACGGCGTGAAGCTCGCAGCAGCCATCGGTGGGGTGGGTAGGCCCCCATCATTTACCTTTAGGATGCCTATAATTTAGCCAATCAATCGAATGTGGTAATACCCTATTCGATAGTATTTCTTGGCTTTTTTCAGGCCCCTTACTCCTCAGTAATCTATCAGACTTCTGCCTGTTACAAGTCCAATGTGCCAACTGTAAGTTATCTATGTCGCTTGGATGTCCGCCTTTATTGATGGGAATAATATGATCAATGCATGCTGATAAAGGATGTGGATACTTATAGCTAAAGTCAACAGGCTTACCGCATATGCCACACACCTCCTGTGTAGCAAATATCTTTTTCTTATTCCGCTCAAAGGCTAGGCGGTGGGTACCATCTTGATCAGGTCTATTTCTCCCCACGGGATCACTTCTTTCCAAAATAAAAGCCTCAGACTTTTTATCTGAGACTTCTTGATGATATTAATATATCACTAAAAATTGGTACACTAGGGAACTCTTTTAGCTATTTATAAGAGTTTTCTAAGCTCACTTCTTATATGCTTATACATTCCTCGTTTAGAATATCCATATTCTTCTGCAACATCCCAACTGCTTTTAAAGTTAAAATATAAATCAAACAGCATGTTTTGATCTCGCAAAGACAAAAGCTCAATGGGTTTACACTCATTGAGTCTCCGTTTGTAATAATTAATTTCAGATTCAATTCTATCTTCTTCCGCAAACATGGCTACCGGACTTGTATATCCACCGTGAAAAGTAGGCATTGGTTTGCTGGATTTTTCCTGTTCTTTCGTGAGTCTTGTAATAGGATGACTTAATCCAAGCATCTTATGTTCCAATACTTCCAATTCTTCATTCAGCTCAATGATTCGATGACAACAATATCTAGCTGATTTCAAATCATTTAGTAATTGATTCACTTTATCTTTATCCATCCTCTGATACCTTCCTTTTCCATTCAATCAGTTTAAATAAATCTGATTTTGTGATTCCATTTTGTACACATAACATTCCCAGCTCCTTCTGATGTTCAAGCTGCGACAGTGCTGTGTATTCCTTTTGGATCTGCCTGACTATTTTATCCTGTCGCTTTTGTCGATAATTCATCATTCACACTTTCTACTCGTACTCAGTAAGGACCGGATTATCGAATTATTATTTTTGTACAAACTGTAATATCGAATGGGTTAAGTTATTTCTAGGAGAAAATCAAAACAAATGCCTGCTGATAATCCGGTCCTTACTGAGTACGAGAATTCACCTTTTACATAGCTAATGGCTCTCCAATCCCGATTGAACAAAGAACCAGGATTTCAAAAGCCCATATACCTAGAAGGATCAGAACGGCTATGATCCATTCATCATCACGGCCGTTCATTTTCTCTTACCTCATATGGTTTCGGTAAATCCATCCATGCGATAGCGTTATCATCCTCTACTCCGTCAGAACTGAATGATTTGTATTGACTATCGTAACTCGATACAGCTATATAGATACCTTCGCAATCGTTAATTGCCTGTATTAAATATTCACCGTCATGTTTAGGCAATCTTTCTTCTACTGGAATCAATTCGCCTACTTTTGGTTGTTCGTTGATAATCGAGATAGCTTTTAAAACTCCATTTGCTAATTCAATTTCTCCACGAACAGTACCTAATTCATCTGCATATTTTCTTAATTCTTCAATCAATTTTTTCTCATCAATCAATCTAACCACCCGATTTCTTTACACTGTTTAACTACTGCCAACATTTCCATCGCATTTATTGGGGTTGCAAGTTCACCATCAAAACTATCACGATTTTGTACGCTTGAATTCACAGTGTTGTAATTTAAATCAAACGATATGTAATGTATATATGTTGATTTTTTTATTGTGTCTTTATCATCAAAATCTGAAAAATAAGTTTCAACTTTTTCATAGATGATGCTTTCACTGTCTTTTTTGCTTGTCTTTTCATATCCTAAACATCTAAACATTTCTTCTGCTTTCATAGTTTCTCCAACCTCTCTATCATCAATTTCAACTGAATTTTCAAATTTAGAACACCGATTATCGCAATATGCAACGCATTTTTCTTTCAAACACGGTCTCATATTTTGCACCATGTAATCACCTGTGCCAACTAACACCGCTTTTACCTCTTCTTTAGTTATTAAAAGTGGACAAAGTTTAATCATTCCTGTACCTCCTAAAAAGTGTTCCATTTAACCTATAATTATCTTGACTGTCTATAAACTCCAATTTTGCCTTATTTCATGCACTGTATGGTATTTTTTCAAAGGTAAAAACTTTTTGTACTTTTCACTCTTGTTTTCACTTGAATACTTTCCAATTTTCTTCATCTATCAGTTCCCATTCACATGGCATCTTGGTATCTATCAAACATCCATGACCTTCTTTAGAAAAAGGACATGTAAAACATTCGCCATTTTCACTACATATATCCTTGATCAG